AAGCATTAGACCGATGGCGAGAGCTGCAATGACTACTAGTGTTTTCATGGCGTATCTGGGAATTCGGCGGTTGGGCCTTCGGTCCATGTGGCTGGGAAGTCTCGCAAGGCTTGGCGGTAGGTAGCCCATGCTTGACGGTCACAAGTTGCGTCTGGTAACTGTGTCCAGTCGGAAGCGGTTAGCAAACCGTTCCGTATTAGCCGCATTGTTTTAGTGCAATCGTTTAATGGGCCTTCAAGGTTAATGATCATGCTGGTCCTATGTCCTCTACTACAAGAATTGACGGTTGAGTGCTTGAACGGCCTGCGGTAGGCGTTCCAGTTGTCGTGTTTGCAACCAAACAACCGACAAGAGTGACGCTACCTGCAGAAAATGTGCCGACAAAAAAGTTGTTGTTTCCTACCGTGTATGAAGTCGCAGCGTTTGTTTGTGAATACTGAAGTTGGTATTGAGTACCTGAAGCATTAGTAAGTCGAATCCTTGAGGCAACAAATCCTAAAAGCGTTGAAGGCGTGGTAATTGTTGGCTCATAATAAGTAACTTTGTAATACCGTGAAGCGACGGCGGTAAAAGTAACGGTCATTCCAGTGGCAATTGTTTCAGTAGTAGTTACAACATAGTTAGTTGTACTGGTTGCTAAAGCCATGACCCCTCGAGGGAATCGGTTTTGTTGTGCAGCTGTCAAAACAAGTCCAGCGGTGAAGTTCGTGTTTGGGTTGATAGCCATGAATGCTCCTTTACCAGCCGAGGCGACTGGTATCTAAGATACCTAATGTTGATGAGTCAAGTGTGAAGAACTGATAGTAGGTAGCCGGCGAGAAATACACGGTGAAGGTTGTTCGGTCTAGTGAGGCGTTCACTGTGATTCCTTCAATGGCGACGAGAACGGTTGTGTCGGCTGCTGCTCCGGGGACTCGATAGACGAGATCCCAGAGCCTCATTGCTGCTCCGCTGATTCCATAGAACGCGATCAGAAAGTTTGTGAGTGCTGTCGTGTTTTGTGAAATGTCTTGAAACGTCAGTGACCATGTTTGTGCTTCGGGGTCTGCTTGGCTACTTGATAGCCATTCTGCAAGACCGAGGGCTTGAGTCGTGTCAAAGTCCACTGTAGAGATTGACTGTTGGGCGTTGCCGTAGGAACTGAATGAGGTTGAGTTTGTGGCGGTCTGTGCAGCGAGCCCGTTCGGAGTTACGGTCACGTTATTCATAAAGTTCAGGCCTGCTTTATCGTGACCGAACGCAAAGTATGAGATCGCTGTAGTACTTGCAGCGTTTCGAGTGAAACTCATTCCAGAGACCGATGAGGAGACTGATGATCTAGGGATCATGTTCGTTTGGCCTCCGCTAAAGTTCAAAAGTCCTTTTTCGGTCGCGTCAATCAAGTTCAGATAGTTGAGCATTGAGCCCGAGTAAGTAATTCCTGCAGCTGTGGATGATCCGCCTCCGGATCCTTGGAAGTCGCCGATCTGGTAGGGAGCTGTACGCCACAAAGTCTGAAGCTGAGTGATTGTTGCAGCTTGAGCGAGAGTGACGCTTGAGACGACATTACGACCGTTACGGGCGAGCACATCTACGAGAGCAACTGTGATCGTGGAGATTCCAGTGTTGCCGGGGTAATCATTGAAGTTGATGTCTTGGAGCCAGAAGTATTGTGTCTCTCCCGAGTCGGCGTCAAAGATCTGCCATACCGAATTGAATGTGAAGTATTGCGCGACGTTGGTCTGGTTCTTCAGAGTGACATTGAGTGTCCCTCCGCTGTACTGATCAAGATAGTTCTGTCGGCCCTGCGAATATGAGAACGAAAGAACGCTTGTAGTCACATCAACAAAAGTTGGAGAATAACGACAAACGGACCAGCTGATCTTCGGCATTACATCGCTCGAGTGTTGATCGGCAACGGTCCAGACTGACGAACGTACTGCTGCAAAATACGGAGAATCTGATTCGGATCTCCGCCATTGACATTCACGTTCACTGTCGTATTACCGCCGATTCCGCCGGCACGATTCAGCGGTATGACTGCTTCTGGTCCTGCCTCGCCGATTAGGGCGACTGTAGGAGACATTACGATTCCGCCAGACGCTAAGCGAGGGAGGCTGACTTCTGGTACTGAGTCAAAGTTGATCCAAGGGCCTGCAGCTTTGTCGATTCCGTCAAGGATGATGTTCAGGCCTTTGATGGCGAAGTTGAGTCCTCGTTCAAGGTTTGAGATGACCGCGTTGATGACTCCCTTGAATGCTCCTCCGACTCCGTCAAAGATCTTCCCTGCAAGATCTTTCAGACCGTCAAAGACTTTGATCACTGAATCTTTGAAGAAGAGGATCGCTGACAATGCGAGTCCGAACGGTCCTGTAATGATCGCGAGGATGAGTTTCCAGTTGTTCGTTACCCATGAGATGATCGCTGAGAAGAAGCCGATGATGTCGTCCTTGAACTTGATGACGACAAGAGCTGCGATACCGAACGGTCCGGTAATGATCGCGAGTAAGAGTTCCCAGTTGTCTTTGATCCAGTTGAAAACAACTTTTACGGCTCCCCACATGATGTCGAAGCCTGCTTTTATGCCGTCGATGGCTTTTCCGAAGATGTCGAATTTGACTTGTAGTGCGATGAGGGCTGCGATGACTGCGAGGATGACGATTGCACCAGTGGCGACCCATAGAGCCGAGAATGATGCTGTCGTGACAGCGTTTACGGCAGCTGTGACCGCTTGGAGTGCGTTCCATGCTGCCATCGCTCCATTCACTAGAAGGACTGCTGTCGCGATTCCTGCGATCACTCCGGCAATGATGACGATCACGGTTTTGTGATCTTGAGCCCAGTCGCCGAATTTCTGCAGAGCTGGGATCAGCTTCATGGCGAGCGGTGCGATGATCGCTCCGATGGACTCCTTAAATTCGCCCATCTGAATTCCGAGTGATTTCATTTTGCCTTGGGTGGTATTTGCTGCAGTTGAAGCTTGACCAGAGAAGGTTTTGCCGAGAGCTGCGAATACTTCGTCGGTACTTGCTCCGCTCTTGATGAGTGCAGCGAGTTCTGGACTCAGTTTCTTCAGTGGTCCTAGTTGCCCGTTGAATGCTTTTGAGAGAGCGTCGGAGACAGCGCTGAGGTCTTTTCCTGTACCGGCAGAGATGTCTAGAGCGAGACCGAGGAGGTCTTGAGCTTTTGTGACGTCTCCAGTGCCTCGAACGAGTTTGTCTAATGCTGGGCGTAGTTCGTCGTCTGCGACTGCTGCAGCTATTGAAGTTTTGGTGATGAAATTCTCTACCGATTTCACTTGATTATCGGTAGCGCCTGCCGAGTTCTCAAGTGTTTTGGCGAGTTTTGCTGCAGCGACTTCGTCCTCTGCGAATGCTTTTACTGACGCGACAGCGACAGCTCCGAGAGCTGCGAGAGCGAGGCCTGCCGGAACTGCTGCTTTCTTGATGGCGAATGCTGCTCTCTCGCCGTTCGTCTCTAACTTCTTGAAGTCAGCGATCGCACGATCTATTCCTTTCGGATTCCATTCACTGACGATCGGGAGGTTGATAGCCACGAGTTATCTCCTCACTATGTTCTGCTCAGCTTTACCCATGACTTCAATCACGATCTGTTCTACTCGGTTCATCGTGTCCTCAAGGTGGCGTTCTCCTCCAGCCCAGACGAAGCGTGATGGGCCTCGTCCAAGTTTTGTCGTGAGTAGTCCTGCAAAGTTTGGTCGTGCTTTCAGAGGGTTCGTGTTGCGCGTCTGGTTCGGTCCTCGTCCAGCCATGTCAGCCATGCTGAGAGGTGCTCCCTTAGCGGTGATCTTTACGACAGCGAGAGACTCGAATTCTGCACCTTGAGCGAGGTTTCTTTTGCGGGCCTTGCGCGTGTCTAGTTTTGCGACGACTTTCTTCTGCTGGTTACCTTGCCATCCAGTGCGACCGTAATTGTTTCGGAAGCCTCGAGTCGGTCCCGTGATCGGGATCGTGTCGCGAATGCCTGTGAGGATCGGATCGCAAGCTGCGACGATGTCTTTTGTGATCTGTCGGCGAAGCATAGGGTCAATCTTGTTGATCTCCTTGAGCGCTTCTTTGAGACCGTAGTAGTCGATCCCTATCTCTGCGCTCATTGTTGCTTCCTCTGCTCGTTGATGATCTGGATGCAAGTTGCCAGATCATCGGATTCGAATGTTATGTCAGGAGGCCAGAATCCCGAAGCGACGAGCAGTTCTGCTAGTTGCCTCCGGTGGCCTCCTGCGTAGGGACTGATGACTCGGTCTCCACAACTTCTAGATCTTCAAGTTTTTTGATGAATTCATCAAAGGAGATCGGCACTGTATGACCTTGCGTACGACTGGCCTCATAAGCCATGTACGCGAGATCTTCCATACCGATTCCGTTGGATAGGTCGGATGCTCGGCGCTTCATTTTGCGTTCCCATGAGATGATGACGAATAGGTTCGTCTGCACTTCGTAGGTCTCGCCGTCTGTGAGCTTGACTCTGAGCGTGAGTTTCATGTGTTCTCCTTAGTCGGGGTTCGGATTACCTATGGTTTACGGTGTGATGTCTCGAGCGTATGTGCCACCCTTGAACATTGCCTCGACTACTGACAGTTCGCCGACCTTAGTGTTGATCGGTGTCACTGATTCCAAGTAGCAACCAGTGAGAGTGTACTCAGGGTTGGACGCTGTTTCCGATGTTCCAGAAGGGCTAATGACGATGGTGGAGATTACGCCGAACATGGAGTTCAAGTATGTTTCAATCTCGGTCGCGCCATAGCTCTGATACAAGGTGAGCGTAAGCTCATTCGAGTAGAGGCCTGCAGTAAACGTGCGGGAAGTTTGACCGAAAGCAGTATTTTCAAGAGCTTCGGCCTTTAATGTCAAAACCGCTGCTGAGCAGTGATCGGTCAGCGCCATCGACGAAGGGCTTGTGACATTGACTGTCGGATTTGATAGGTATGTGACTGTTGCTGGCATGGTTTTGTCCTTTATACGCGGCTAGTGCCGATTCTAATTGTGAGGTCATAGGCAGGAAGTTCAGCTGAGCCGATCTGTGCGATCGTGGGCCGTCCTGAAATTACTGCAAGTGTGGAGTTCATGAGTTGATCAACGACTCCGAGTATGTAGTCCGTAGTGTCTTGGTTGCCGGGTGGCGCGCCCAACACTCGGAGGTCAATCGTGATGTCCGCTGTCTGGTTATTGAACGAACTGAAAGTAGGAAGCTCAATGAATACAGTGAGAGGTCGAGCGTTCCGAGGATCAGTGACCGGCACAAGGCCGAGAGCGGTGATCGTTGCTGAGACAGCGTTGATCGTTTCGGTGAAGAGGCCTGCCATCTCATGCCACTTGCGATCTCTTGATACCGAGAAGCTGGTTGATTCGGCCCATAGATGCCACTGGTGCAGAGACCGTCATATCTTGAAAACTATTGAAGGAGTCAATGCTTCCGCGTTCACGGTACAGCGATGCAGCCATAAGGACGGCTCCTGCTTTTACTGCAGAGTCAGGAACGGTCGTGAGACTGTCGTGGTAGCCCGCTTGGACTCGGCGCTTGAAGCACCAAGCATTCGAGGCATTCACTGATGAGGTCATGAACGCTGTGTCATTGGCGGTCGCTCCGCTGATACCGAGAAATTCGGTGAGGTCGGCAACATTTATCCACGAGCAGGTCTGAGTCCAGACGAGAGATCCGACTGGATCAACTGCTTCGCGTGAGATGTCAGCTCCTACATCTTGGAAGAGGAGCTGATTCGGGATGATGACGTTCGTGTCGTAGAGATAGTCGCCTTGATAATCAACACCTACGAATAGGTAGGTCGGTACAGCGAAAACGACATGAGCGCCGTTGAGCTGTGCTGCACATCCTGAGAGTGTGATCGTCTGACCGACTGCGATGTCGGTTGATTCAAGAGTCTGAACGACGGCGACATTGTCTAGCACCATCTGGTGCGTGACTGTGTATGTTGCCATCGTTCAGATCTCTCTCTTCGGTGTTTCGGCTCAGGCCTTGGTGACGAACTTAGTGTCGTCAATCATCACGGAGGAAAAGTACCCTCTGAACTTGATGACCCGACCGAGTGCGCCGTCACTTAATTCCACAGATACAGCTCCGCGCTGTTGTTCCCAACATTCGAAGCCAGTGCTGTCACCAACATACGGCGAGTTCTGGGTGATATTGCGGTCCACGACAAGCGACAAGCCGAATGCGTTGCCGTTGAAAGTTGATGCCGAAGCACCAGTTCCGACTGCGTTCATTGGGCCGACATTCGGGAACAACGGACGACCAGCAGTGTCCACCAATGCACCAAGTGATTGGTAGTACGCAGGACTGAGAACCATCACGTTCGGCAAGTTACCGTTCGAGTTGTTCAAGATCTGAGCAGCTGCGCCGTAGATGAACGAGACCCAGTCTGCCGGGTCGGTGTCGTCTGCAAGTGCTTGAGTCTGGGTGACTCCTGCTTCGAATGTGGTGCAAGCTGCGATGTCGGTCTGGTTCGCGTACACGCGAGCCATGTCGTCAATGAGAGCGCCGAGAACCTCTGGTGAGGTCATGTCCATTGACTCTTCGGAGAGCTTGACATAACCGCCATACAAGGCTTTGGTGATCTGAATGTCGTCCACGACGAAAGTTCCCTGATCAAGCGGTACTAGCTCGCCATTGCTTGCACCAATGGTCGTATTGACAACTACCTTC